ATGTCGAATGGGTAAAGGGTAATGCGATAGAGCGAATAATATCGGAAACATATAAAATAAAGACCGATTTACTTTTTAACAATTTACCAATGCAATTAGCATCTTCGCATAAATGTAAAGATTGCAAGCATATCCAGAAATGGCAATGCGGAGGTTCGTTTTTCTTTTACTGCGGCGTAACGAAGGATCGTAAAACACATAACGGATTAAAAAAAGTAAAATGCAAAACGCTATCATGTTGCTTATTCGAAGCTAAAAATTAAGGCCCATAAGCGAGCATTATGTGCCATTTTTACCAGATTACTACATCTACATTTAGTAGTTTCGGAAAAAAAATGCAGATTTCTCGAAACATTCCCGACAATTCGCTTGTTTAACTATCGCGCTGGCGCGATAATAAGAATATAAGCTGATAAAGCAAAGGAGAGAAACGATGGCAAAGAATAACGAAAAAGCCCTGTCAAACTTTATAGGAAAGATTGGGGAAATCCACGACAGGCTTGAGCTTCTGCGGTGGTATGCAGACAACCACATGGATTGCCAACCCGAAGAGGTAAATTGGAGCCATGTAGGAAGTGCCGCCCATATCGTGAACCAGCTCAATGAGCTGATTGAATTCTTGGGAATCACCAAGTTTACAGAAAATTAGGCGACAGCCAAAGGAGAGAAAAAATGAAAACGAAAGGTCAAAAGGTTCAGGAAATTTTTAGCGAATCGGAACTAGGCATTCTGGAAAAATTGTTAAAAGACAAAATTACGGAATTAAGTAATAAAAGAGCGCAGGCAAAGAAAAAACACGGCGTTGATTTTGAGGTAAGCAGTCTAGAAAAAATGATTGAGCAACACGAGACGCTTTTGAATTTGTTTTTATAATCGCCCTGACGATGGCGCAGGCGGCCCCTGCGCCGAAACCGCCACTAGGCGGTCGGCGAAAGCCAAAGGAGAGAAACGATGGAAAAAATTAATCAGGAGCTTGCAAGCATTCAGGAAATCAGCCACGCATTGGCTGACATGAAAGGTCTTAGCAAAGCTCAGAGATCGCAAATAGCCGCATGGATTTCAAGCGCGATTGTAAACGGCTATAAAATTGCCGGGCAGGAAAACGGCGAAGAGGTTCTTGAGTTGGCTACTTGGAACCTTACAGGCTTTTGATAAAAGGAGACGCAATGAAATTTTACATCGCGGACTGGAAAGGCAATCAGAAAAAAATAGGCATGGAAGAAGCGGCTGTTATTGTCGGAACGGAACGTTTTAAGCAAATGATTGCCGAAGCGAAAAAGGCCTATGAGGACGATCCAGATTCCCTCATTGAGTACATGGTTAATGATGGCCGTTTGGCTATTGAATTTTAATGCAAGGAGAAAGGAACATGAAAACCAGAAAAGAAATTGAAAACAGGATCGCTGAGTTGGACGCTATCATCGCCGATGATGAAAAAATCTCAGACGAAAATAGAGCGCTGTATTATGAAGCGCATCGCAAGCTGGAAGCGGAGCTGACTGGTTACCTAAAAGATGCCGGGTACCCGGTCGATGAGCGCACGATGGTTGATACCAGAATGATGTATGATACCAAAACCGCTTATGTTAGCTTTAAAACCAAAGGCAGTGCCGAGTTTAACATAACTTTCAAGGACAAAAAAGTTACGGACGCTAGCGCAACCGGAATAAGCAGTCGCGGCGCGACGCCTGAAGACTTGGCTGAAATGGGGAGCTACTACAAAATAGTAGCCCAGGTAATGGAAAAAATTAATTCGGACATGGGCTTGAGTTTGTTTTTTGAGGCAATTGAAAAATTTACCGAACCCAAATTCAGGGTTGGCGTGGACAACATATACAACATTAAAACCGAAAGAAAAGATCTGGAAAACCAGCTCAAGGTTTTAAGCCTCGAATTGGAAGTGGGAAAAACCGTTGAGGTTTACTTTGAAGGAACCCGGCGCTCCGGCTCACGCTGGCGGGAAGCTACCATCGAAAGGCTGACTGAAAAAATGGTTTATGTAAATTGCCACGCCTATGGAACCAAAGCCATCAACCGCAACGACGTGTTATACGAAATCCGCAACATAGCGGTCGCGGGATAAGGAGAAAAAAATGACAAAGAAAGAAATCGTGGATACCATCCTGTCATCGATGAAGGATACCCAAGCCCCAGTAGACGGCGCGGTTTTTGAAAAGGAAGTCGAAACGGACTTAGCGACATTCTGCGCCTTTATCCTCACGCAATACGAAAACGTGACAATGGAAACCAAAGTAGGCGACGGTCACACGTGCCATTTGTTTTACGATGGGCCGAATGCAACCGACCATATCGCGACCTATATCATTAACCCATCGTGGAAAAAACCGCATGGGGTTTTCGGCGGCATAAGGATAGGCTCAAATAATCCGTGCCTAAACCCCGGCGATCCGGCGGTAAAGAATCCCTTTAAGGAGCGAACATGAAATTTCTGAATGGGAAAGCCCTCGACAATGATGGGGAAGAATTAATAAGAGTCTGTTCTAAAATGTTTCCGGCTAATAACAGATTCAGCGTTTTTATCGGAAAGGATTTTTTAGGGGCCTATGAAACCGAAAGTCAGGCCTTGGACGTTAAAAAATCCATAGACAAGGCCCTTTTTATTGCCCATGGTTCCGTGGCAGAATAGAGACGCAATGGAGTTTTTATCTACCGACGACGTGGTCAAACAGGAAGGATGCGCCCCTTCGACCGCCCGCAAATGGGCGGCGGAGAACGGTGTCCAGTCTATAGGCCAGAGTACCCATAAACAGTTTTTGTGGACTCAAGACGACATAGCTAGGTTCCAGAAGCGCGAGAAGCCGGGCCGCCGGTGGCCAAAAAAGAAGAAGAAATGACAGGAATTTACGATGGCCATAAAAGAGTCTGGCTCGACACCTGCAATAAATGTTCTAATTTTATAATTGACTTACATAAAAACAAGCATTTCCCCCATTGCTGGTGCGCTACTTTTGGTAATTATTGTTTTCGGGCATGGAAAAAATGTAAAGGAAAAAGCCTTACTCCCTTTCGTTGACCTTATTTAACGAAAATAATTTATTCAAATATTTTATTCAAATATTTTCCTAAAATATTTTATTAAAATATTTTTCTCAAATATTTTATTTGAAAATTTTAATCCCCCTAATTTATCCTCGTGGTGTATATGATGCGGCGGGAAGTCTTTTCTTTCTTCATCTTCCCGCCATTTTTATCAGGAGGGTACATGAAAAATATCAAAGCAGTCCAAGTTTTCTGGCTCATCCTCGCGACGCTGTTTGTGGCGGGGATCGTGTGGTTCGTGAAAGATTCCATTACGGTAACCGCGATATCCGGTGCGTTCACCGGGGTGCTGGGCATTTTTCTTGGCGTGGACATCATGACAATGATCCATAAAACGAAAGAGCTGGCATCCGGGTGTTACAAGAATATGAATATGCACCGCTACATTATTTCCTTGTTTATATTCGCGGCTTTGCTTGTGGAAGCGTTTGTGATTTCCGGCCTTTACAGCCGGGAAATGAATTCCCTTTACCTTTGTTTCGGCGTGGGCTTTTTGATTGTGATCGGTGGCCTCATCAGTGGAATTGAAGGCAATAAAATCGCTACCAGCGAAGGGCCGGATAAACAGTGACACAATTTTTAGCAATCGCCCTGCTGGTCATGGCTCTTTTCTGCGCGGCGGCTGTCTGCATCGCCGCGATGCAGAGCAAGCGAGCCAAAAAAGCGGAGGCGGATAACAAAGCCCTGCACGAAGCGTTTTGGCAGGTAAAAGAAAAAAACGAGCGCCTACAGAAAGCCCTCGGAGAAACGTCAAAGGTTGAGGAGGCCGCAAATGCGGAACGAAAGGAACTTGCACAGACTGCTGACAGCGATCTTGCTAATCGCGCTAACGGCCTTTTTAAGTAGCTGTAAGTCAACGCAAATTACGCCTGCCGAAATCCAAGCGACGCTTGAGGCCATCGCCCCTCCAATGCCGGTTCCGCCTGAAATGGAGCCGGTAATTTTCGAGGATCGTGACGGCGGCCTTTGGCTTTCGTATAACGGCTATCGCGCCCTTGAACGGAATGTAATTGCAATGCGCGAGTACGCCGAACGGCTGGAAATTGTTTGCAAATTTTACCGGGAGGGACGATGAGTACTCATCAGCTTATTTTTTCGATAATAGCCGCCAGTATTTCGCTGGGAAGCATATTTATAGCGATAGGTGTTCTTAAGGGGAGAATTAATCAAAACACGGAAACAAACAAAACCCAAGACGAACAAATAAAAACCCTAGCGACAAAAGACGATCTGGCGAAGGCAATTAAGCGGTCTGACGAGATGCTGGAAATAATGTCCAAAAGGGCGGAAGAGGATCGCCTAAAAGGGCAGGGGCAATGGCGGGAGTTTCACGAGATTATTGCCAGGCACTCAGAAAAGATTGGCATACTCGAAAACAAGCATGACAGCTTAATGAAGTCGTTAGACGAAATCAAAGGCGACATAAAAAGCGGCTTCCGGCAGTTGCAGGAAGATCTCAAGGAATTAAGGAAAGGTCACTAATGGCTTTGACTGACAAGCGGGAAGAAGCCGAGCGCCTCTATGTCCGTGAAGATATGCCCTGCCCCTCGATAGCCAAGGAGTTGGGAGTTAATGCCGGAACCGTATATAGGTGGAAAGAAGATGCGGCGGCAAAGGGCGAGGCATTGGATTGGGATGTCCAGCGCCGGATTTATCACATGAGTCCGCGAGAGCTTATGGCAATTTACGCAGAGAGCGTCAAGGCATGGATGATAAAAATTAAAGCCAACCCTGAATTGCTTTCCGATTCGAAAATTGCGGACGCGATATCGAAGCACATCAGCGTTATGCAAAAAATAGACATTCGGGGGCAATACCTGGGCGTTGCAATAGATTTGATAAAAGTAATCAACATCTGGCTTAACGAGCACGAGCCGGAACTAAAAGGGCAGATGGAGCCGCATTGGGATCAGATTTATGAGGCCCTTAAAGCTTACACGACCACGAAGGGGATTTTTTAATTGCCAGTTATCAGGACGGTAAAACAGTTAGAAGCCGCATGGAACGATCTTAAAGAAGAAATCCTCTCAAGGCCCCTGTTTTTGGACAACTCCGATAAAGCAAAGCAGGAACGGAAAAAGCAATGCAAAAACAATATTGAAGAATTTGCGCGGACATATTTTCCAGAGTACGTCACGAAAAAATCTGCGAAGTTTCATTTGCGTTGGGAGGGAATCCGGCAAATGACTAACGAGCTGGTTTTGCTTCAGGCATTTCGCGGAAGCGGCAAATCCACGTTTTTCACATTGCTCGATCCGATCCACGAGATAGCTTACGGCAACCGAAATTTTATGATTTTCTCCTCATACAACGATGACAAAAGCGCGGTATTTACCGGGCGCATCCTTTTGGAGCTTATGTATAACCAGCGGCTCTGCAATGATTTTGGCAGTTTTTTTCTTCCTAACCAGCATCCCGGAATAAAAAAATTCACCGCCTACGTCCCCGGCCCCGGCAATAAAAAAATAGGAGTGCGCTCCGTTTCTATAGGCCAAGACCCTCGCGGCTTTGTCCATGGGCCGAACCGCCCGGATTATGTGCGGTGCGACGATATCCAAAGCCGGAAAAGAGCCAAGAGCCGCAAATTTGTGAAAGAAACAATTGAGTGGATTACGCAGGATTTATTGCCCGCGCTTGCCGAAAATTATTCGGCGATTATTGTCGCCACTCCCCTCAATACGCAGTGCGTTGCCAGCACCCTTGAAAAAGGGACTGACGATATAAAGCCGGTTAAGACATTTAAATTCCCGGCGGAGTCAAAGGGAAAGCCGACATGGAATGATGAATTCCCGGCGGCGCGGCTTGCGAGAATAAAAAGCACAATCGGCACCATGGCGTATAACCAAGAGTTCCTGTTAATTCCCATTGCGCTTGACGAGCGCATTTTCAAAGAAGAGCACATAAAGGGCTATGCGGAAGAGGAACTGATCGGAACCCGCTTTGCATATATTTTCAGTTGGACAGATCCATCGATTAAAGCAGAAGAAAAACACTGCTACAAGGCGACCGTCTGCGCGGGGATAACCAATGAGAGCGCTATCTATGTCCTCAAAGCGCGTGTCAGGAAAGAATCAATAACCCGAATGGTTGACGGTATGTACCTTATCTACGAAGGCTACAATCCCTCGTGGATGTATTACGAAGACAACGGCGGGCAAGCCCTGCTGTCAGAAATATTCGACCTCAAAGCCGAACGCGAGGGATACCACATTCCATACAAAGCGGAAACCAACTCAATAAATAAGCTAACCCGAATTGAGGGAACGCTTTCCGCGCCCATCGAGAATGGCGTTATACGCTTCCTAAAAACAGACAAAGACCAAAAAGAGTTAATCGATCAGCTCCTGCAATTCCCGGACGGTACATATGTTGACGGCCCCGATGCGCTGGAGGGCGTAGTGCGGAAACTGCTGGAGTATGCCCGCAAACGCCGGGCAGGAATGCCGAAATCAAGCCAATCAAGAGAAGCGGCGCGTGTGCTGGAGGGGTATTGATGAGAAAAAAAGTGATAGGCGATTGCACCCTCTACCTTGGCATGATGGAAGATACCATCGGCAACATTGAGCGTGTTGATCATATCCTTACCGATCCGCCGTACCAATATATCAAAACCCATTCCTTTGACAAAGAATTTAATGAACGATTCTTTTTTGAAAACGCCAGACGGCTTCTTCTCGATAATGGCTTTATCGCTTTGTTTGGCAGGGGTACTTCTTTTTACCGCTGGAATACCCGCCTTGCCGATCTGGGATTTATTTTCAAAGAGGAGATTGTCTGGGATAAGCGGTATACGACCGCGCCTTGTATAGCATTATCAAGAGTACATGAAACCGTATCTTTACACACAAAGAAAACCGGAAAAATCCGCCGTTCAAAAGTGCCGTATGTGGAACAAAAACAATTCGACATCGAAAGCGTTGTCAATGACATTAAGCGGATTAAAAGCGCGATAAAAACAGAAATTGGTTTAAGTAAAATATTAGATTTTTTGAGTGGTGTGAGGATATATGAACATGATATGGCTATCAAACACCATATATCACAACGGCCTGTAAAAATTCCTGATAGGACGGTTGCTACTATTGATTCCGTAAAGAATGGCATGAGGGAAAAGTCAATTATGAGCATCGGTAGATCAGGAGAGTTATACAAATACAAATTATCGCACCCCACCGAAAAGCCAGTCCGCCTTGCCGAGCGTATCCTTGCCCTCATATCAGACCCTGGCGACACCATTTACGATCCGTTCATGGGTTCGGGTAGTTTCGGCGTAGCGTGTATCAGAACCGGAAGGAAATATATCGGCTCCGAAATGAACCCTGAATATTTTGAAATAGCTTGTAAGCGCATTAAAGAAATAACTCCAGTGCTGGAGGGGTATTGATATGCAGGGCAAAAAATATTCATCGGTGCCGGAAACAATAAGGCACATTCTACAAGTCGGCGAATTTATAAATAAAATCGCAATGCTCTTAATCAGCAGAATTTACGAACATGACAAGTCTAAGTTAGAGGAACCGGAACTACGTTATTTTGACGCTCATTCGCAGAGGCTTGCAGGTTTAAAGTATGGAAGCAATGAGTACAAACAATCTTTAAAAGAACTTGAACCGGCATTAAAGCACCATTATGCGGTTAACAGGCACCACCCTGAACATTTTGAAAACGGAATAAGGGGAATGACCTTGATCGATATCGTTGAAATGTTCTGCGATTGGTATGCGTCTACAAAACGCTCTGATGGCGGCAATATCATGCGGTCAATCGAAATGTGCCAAGAAAGGTTTGACTATTCGGACGATCTGAAAGCCATTTTTGAAAATACCTATAACGAAATTTTTGCGGAGGGGCCGAATGTCCAAGCGAAACCATAATAAACAGAAATGGGCGCCCAATACTAAAATAGATTCTGAAAAAAGAACTGTCACCGACACTCCCGATGTGAATATTTCTGGCGGCGATCACTTTGCTACCAGACTCCGCGCAAACGACTTTGTGCGGCTGATGAAGAGCCTACCCGATCCCGATCCAATCTTAAAAAAAATGGGCAGGGGAATTACTGCCCTGCAAGAGCTTGCAAATGACAGCCACCTCGAAAGCGTATGGAGCGTAAGATGCTCCGCCACATCCGGCGCGGAATGGTTTATGGCTCCCGGCGACGACAGTTCAGGCGCGCAGGAAATAGCGGACGCATTCGCCGAAGAGCTTAAGGACATGGACATCCCGCGAATCATCGAAGAGATGATGGATGGCGTTGCCTATGGCTATTCCCCGCTGGAAGTGCTTTGGACTGCGGATGAGGGGCGCTGGGGAATATCTAACATCGTGGGGAAACCGCCGCAATGGTTTGAGTTCAATCAAGAAAATAAGCTGGTGCTAAAAACCGGAGCCATCGGCACGGAGGAACTGCCGGAGAACCGCTTCCTGCTTGTCCAGCACCGCCCAAGCTACGCGAACCCTTATGGCGTCAAAGTCTTTTCAAAATGTTTTTGGCCGGTAACGTTCAAAAAAAATGGGTTCCGTTGGTGGACTGTCTTTGTCGAGAAATACGGCGGCGCGTTTATGTTCGGGAAATACCCGGCAAATGCCGGGGAGAAAATAAAAAACGAACTCCTTGAGGCCTTGGTACAGATGGTTGCCAATGCGGTTGCAGTCGCGCCGGAGGGTTCGGAAATAACAATCCAATCCGCATCCGGCAAAGCTGGCAGTTCGGACGTGCATTCGGCGTATATACAAATGTCGAATAACGAAATATCGAAAGCAGTGCTGGGGCAAACCCTTACAACGGAAATAGGAGAAAAGGGAAGCTATGCCGCCGCTACCGCGCATAATTTAGTGCGCGAAGATATCGCCGCCGCAGACCGCCGCCGCATCGGCGCGGCATTTAACCGGCTGGCGGCTGTCTATGCTTTTTATAATTTCGGCGCGGATGCCCCTCCGCCGCTTTTCCAATTTGTCAAAGACGAAGACCTCCAAACAGCCCGGGCAGACCGTGACGTGAAACTGCATCAAATAGGCTGGAGGCCAAAGAAAGAATATTTTATCAGGGAATTCGGGATGCAGGAGGAGGACTTCGATCTTAAAGAAGAGGAATCCGGCGGCGATTCGTTTCCCGGCTTCGACCGCATTGTCCCTGACAAAAAGCATCCTGAAAACTGCCCATGCGGTTGCGGGAGCGCAAATAAAAAGCATTCCCTTTTTCACAGGCTGGCCATGCTCTTCGCGTCCAAAGAAGAAAAGGAGCTTGAGAAGGATGCCGATCTCATGGATCGCTTCGATACAGCCATCCTAAAAGCCGCGCAGGAAGAAACCAACCAAACAGTAGATTCTTTTGTTGACGCTATGGGAATGGCTCAAAATTTCGATGATGCGATTGACGCTGTTATGTCAGCTTATGATCGATCTTCCCCTGCGAAGTGCGCGGCTCTTATTAATGAGGTTCGGTATGCCGCCAGCCAGATAGGAGCCAAGGCCGGAGGAAAAGGAGGGCGGCACAATGGCTGACCGCATCCCTGTTCCTGTCGAAGCGAAAAAATACCTCTCGCGGAAATCCATCGTGGAAACGGAAGATTGGGATGACCTAAAACATGGTGAATTTGCCCATGCGTTCACGGTCGCGCATTCGCGGAATGCGGCGGTGCTGAACGATATTTTCGGCTTGATCAATAAAGCAAATGACAATGGCGAAAGCTTCAACACGTTCAAGAAAGGGATGCACAGCCTCATGGAAGATAAAGGCTGGTATGGGCGGAGCGACAAAGGGCCGAATGATAAAGGCTACATCAACTGGCGGATTGGTCTCATGTATCACATCAATATGAAAACCGCTTACGAGGCCGGGCGGTATCGACAGCAAGTGCGCGGCGCGGAGATGCGCCCTATATGGGAATACATTTCCAAACTCGTTGGCAAGAACCGGAGGGAAGATCACATTGCCCTGCACGGCAAAGCCTTTCGCTTTGACGATCCGTTCTGGAACGAAAACAGGCCGCCTAACGGCTGGGGCTGTGAATGCTCTGTGGTTACGTTGAGCGAGTCAGGCGCGGATCGTGAAGGCGTGGAGATACTGAAGTCTGACGCTGACGGAAACCCTCCGGCTCTCGTTGACCAAAACGGCAATGCCGTTGACTGGAATAAATTTGCGCCGCCGGAATGGAAATACAATCCGGGCCGGGAATCTCTGGCTCCTAATTTTAGCGGTTATTCAAACCTTGTAAATTACCGCATGGATGACGGCAAAACCGCTTTAGAACACGTTATCAAAAATTACCGGCAGGACATGGACAATACAAAAATGACCCCCGGCGAATTCGATGTGCTAATCCGCCGGATGGATAAAAAAGAATATTTCCCGCTGGGAATACTTTACCAAGTCGGGAACCTCGAAGCATCAAAACATGAAGCGATGATTCGCGCAGGGGTTATCGATTCCAAAATCATGGCGCAGGACACGGACTTGCATCATGGGACGGCAGTTAAAGTAAATACGCAAAGAATCCCAGATCGGCTTTTCGGCGACCTGTATCAGACCATACAAAAGCCGGATCGGATATACGAGGAAGAACTCGATCCACAGCATAAAAAACAAGGGCGCGTGTTTCATTTTGTAAAAAGCACAAATGACGGAAAGGTGTTGAAGATAGTTTTAGGCCAGCGACAAAAAACGCTGGCTCTGAAAATTAAAACGCTTGCTTGGGTGGAGGATCATTACAATGACAAAATTTTTACAGAAATACGGTGACCGCCCGGAGGGATTCGAACCCTCTGCCGTCCAGACCGGAAATATCCGACAAGGCTCTGCTACCAATATTCGAGTCCTAAGCGGTAACCATATCAAATATAGCTTCGCTTCGGAGCGGAGTCAAGGAGGATGGTTCGATTGAGAATAAGTGAAAATCTTTTGACGATGGGAAAGCTCAACCGCCCGGGTGAAAAAATTATTGAATTAAGGGCAGTTGTGTTGCATTGGCTGGCCGCGCCGAACCAGCTCCCGATTAACACGCGCTCTTGGTTCGAAGGCGGAGGGGCGCAAGGTTCCGCCCATTACATCATTGGCACGGACGGCGCTGTACTGCGGGTTTTGCCGGAAGACGAAATTGGTTACCACATCGGCTCAAGCCAGATCGATCCAAAATCAAAAAGAGTTTACACAGACAAAGCGCGGGCGCTATTCGCAAATACTGACGCTTTTTCCGGCAAGCGGATAAGGCCGGACGGGCCTTTTATCACGCCGAACTTTTACGCTGTTGGAATAGAGATGAGCCACCTTAATATGACCCCGGGCGATTTTTCGGAGGCGACCCTCCAGTCCGCCGTCGAGCTTTGCGCTGACATTTTGGTGCGGCATGGCAAGCCGGTGGACATAGTAACAACGCATCACGAAATCGTAGGTTGGAAGGATTGCCCCCGCTTGTGGGCAAACAATCCCGCATTATTCGAGGAATTCAAAAGGCGCGTCAGCCAGTACCTGGGAGCGACATGAAAAACGCAAAAAAAGCCCCAGGGCGCGTCCGAATCGGAAATTGGTATCAATCTGCCATGTTCGGCTGGCAAATTAAATTTAAACGGCTTTTAAAGCCATTTAAAGCGGGTGTTTTCGGCAGTGCCGGAGGCGAATTTATAGGATTGAAGGGGGTATAGGGAATGCCGGAACTTTTTGTTTTTAGTGCGGGTAAATACCCGCAGGGAGATTGGCCTGTCGAGAGGGTTAAAAAGTTAGTGGATGCCTACGATCCGGTCAATAACCTTGAAGCCCCTGCGGTGATAGGGCATAGGTCGTTTACCATGCGGGATGCCGATCAGTTTGCCCACGGCTGGGTAGAGAGCGTGAGAATGGACACGGATGGCAAAGTCTATGCCGTTGTAAATGATTTTTCGCTTGAGGCCCGCCATGCCATCGCGGAAAAAAAGCTCCGCTATATTTCTGTCGAGATTTTTGAATTTGACAAAATCAACAAAGACGATCCGCCGTATCTGCGAGCAGTGGCCTTGCTTGGCAGGGACACGCCCGCAGTGATAGGGACAAAAATCCCCGCCATGTTCTCAAAACTTTTTTCAGGGGGCGTTGTCAACGCCGCCGACGAAGACAATCACATTTCGACGTTCAGCCGGAAGCTGACCGCCGAAGATATCCAAACCCTGTCCGCGAACGAGGGACAGAAAAACCAACAGGAGGATTTTGCTATGGGCAAAACCGCTGAAGAGCTTGAAAAGGAACTGGAGAAAAGCAAAGCGGAAACGGCGGCTTTTCAAAAGGAGCTTGCTGAAATGAAAAACGCTGGCAGGAAAACGGATGCCGAGGCGTTTTTCGGGAAACTTCGGGACGGGGGGAAATTGCCCCCCGCCATATTTGACAAAGCCGTAGCGTTAGATGCAAGGCTACCAGGCGAAGAGGAACGGAAAGAATTCCGCGCCTTGTTCTCCGCGCTGGATGTAAAAGTCGATCTGTCCGGCAAGCATGTGGCCGACAAAAAAAACGCACCGGCTCCAGCGGCTGGCAGTGCCGATTTGACCGCAAAGATCAAAGCCTTCAAAAAAGAAAAAAATCTGGCAAGCTTCGCCGATGCCGCCTCCGCCTTGTTTGCGGAAAAGCCCGAGCTTTTTGAAGAGGAGGGTTCCCATGATTAACAGAAGGCCCTATATCGCCGAGTCGGCGATAAAGCCCGGAACTGCCGTCGTGCAGGGAAGCGCTGACAACAAAGTCAAAGCCCCCGGGAACAACGGTGCCGGTGATTTCATCGGCGCATATTCATTCGAAGCCAACGAAGAGAAAAAGGCTAACGAGGAAATCGGTATCGTGTTGCACGGCATTGCCAAAATGGTCGCTGGCGGAAATGTTGCCGCCGGAAAAAAAGCGATCCTGAAGTCCGATACGTCAGGCACTCTTGTAGTTCTGCCTACAGCGGCGGGGGATTATAGCATCGTCGGGACGTTCCTAGAGGGCGGTTCTGCTGGCGAATACGTTGACGTGCTGATCGAGCGCGGCAATATCACGATCTAAGGCTAGGAGGTTTTATTATGGCCAGAAAATACGGTTATACCGATCCGCTGCTTTCCAACCTCGCGGTGGACTATTCGCAAAGAGTAAGAGAAGGCTTGGTTGGGCCGATCCTTTTCCCGCGCATCCCGGTTCCCAAGCCGTCCGGCAAATACGCGAAGTTTGACAAAGAGGCCGCTTACAAAGTCCCTGACACAACTATGGCAGGGGAGAGGAGCCAAGCAAACGAATTCCACGCTTCCGCGAAAACAGTAAATTATGCGACAACTCCCCACGGCCTCAAAACTTTTATTGACAGCGCCGACCTCGAGTTTATGGACGGCCCCTTCAAGGCTTGGGAAAAGCGGATGACCGAGCTTTTGGTAAGCAAAATGGAACTCGATCAGGAAAAAAGGATCGCCAATACGGTTCTCAATCTTTCAGGGCGCTCCACCAGCCTCGCTGGCGTCGGCACTGCGAAAACAAACAAATGGGCGAACGGCAAAGGCGATCCCTTCCAAGCCATCAAAGATGGCATCGGCCAATTGTTCTGGAAGCCCAATGTACTGCTTTTTAACGAGGCGGTCTTTGATGTCCTTGAGTACCACCCAGTACTCATTGAAAAGCTTGGCGAAGCAAACATGATAAAAAAAGTCGACGAGTCAACGCTCGCGAAACTTTTTAGGGTCGACCGGGTGATCATCGCCAAGGGCCGCGCCGATTATGGGAAGCGGAATCAGGGGGAAAGCGTTAACCCTCAAAGCATTTGGGGCGATGCGGTTGTCCTTGCCCACACCAACGATCAGTGGGATCAGCCCTGCGCCGGAAAAACTTTCTGCCTCCAATACAAAGAAGCCGACAGCGAAGGCTATATTGTCCGGACGTGGGACGAGGATGACGGCGGCATGCTCGGCGGCGAATATATTTTTGTCGGCCACGAAACCGACGAAGTAGTGGTGTGCGAAGACCTGATTTACACCATTAAAGAAGTGCTTTAATCGGGCCGTTGGCCCGAAAAATAAATTTGTGGAGGGGAGTACATGAAAAAAATCTTAATTGTACTGCTGTTGGTTTTGGCGCTGGTCGCGCCGGTATTTGCCGGAATAGCGAGTAACGCCAAAGGGTATTTTGAACCGGAGGTTACTATGGGGTATTGCACACGCGACGATCTGGAAGCGGCCTACGGCGAAGACAGGATCGCAGGGTGGAGCCGCGGGGAATCCAGTGCTGTCGATCGGGCTATAAAAAACGCCAGCGCGGAAATAGACGGCTATTTAATTTCAGGAGGCTACCCTGTTCCGCTATCTGGGCCGCCAGAAAATTTACGCAAGTATTGCATTGACATAGCTTCTGCAAACCTCGTTATAAGCGCAGGGGTATTAGAGAACGATCCCGGCGGCAAGGCTGTAATCGATGAAGCGAAAAACGCCCGGCAGTTTTTGACAAAAGTAGCGGAAGGAAAATTCAAGATACCAGGCTACGCAAAAGAAGACGAGGTATCGGAACCGCCCGGCGGAGTAAAAGTTTCTGCCATGCCGCGAATGGATTTTAAGGGGTTCTAAATGGCAGGGACTGGCATAGTTTACGCCGCATACGACAATGCAGAATTTCAGGCGATAATTGACGCGCTTTCCAAAGCCGCCATGCCAGACCTGAAAGCTATTGCGGATTTCGCGGGCGGCGACCTTGCCAGAATAAGCGAAAAAGCTTTTGAAAAAGAAAAAGACCCAGTTACGGAAATAAGGTGGGAAGAATTAAAGCGCCCTAATAAGAGCGGGAAAATTTTGCAAGGGAAACCCTACCACCTTAAACGTACTTTAATCTGGGAATCGTTCCCTGATGGGTCTGTGATTTTCGGATCGAACATGGAATATGCGCGGATACACCAAAAGGGAGGGCAAGCCGGAAGGGATTTGAAATCCAAAATTCCGGCGCGGCCTTATATGGGAGTGCCGAAAGATTTTGACCGCCGAATCCTGAACGATCCTGCGGTTCTGAAACTTCTGGGGCTGGGGGCCTGACGTGATACGGGAAGCAAAAACCCTGCTAAAGGGAATTATAGAAAAAACTGTGCCGGGCATCACCGTGGTCAAATCAGCCGCAGAAGAGAGCCGCTTAATAATGGCTCGGAAATTGCCATTCGTAGCTTTGATTACCAACCCCGGAACTTTCGACGAATCGGAAGCGAGGACAGTTAGGTACTTCGAAGGAGAGCCAAAGCAGTACCGTGAACGGTATGTGCGCGGGCACCGCAACTTGCCGATCCTGATTAGGTGCTGGGCAGACGGCGAAGACAATGCGGACGCGCTGTCAAGCGACATCATTCCTGAAATACCCAGCCAATGGGAATATGACGGCTTTGGAAGCCATGTGCGGATAGAAGCCGAAGAGCATTCCGATCATGCGAGCAATACGAACAAATTGTACGTTTCAGTAATCGTGGCGACATTTGCCGCAACCGCCGCGCGGAAGCCGGATGCCGTTCCCTTCTTCGAAAAGGTGGAACTGGTTGACGGCGAAATTATCAGCCACCAATAAGGTTAAGGAGAATATATGGCCAAAGCGAAAGATGACGACAAGCCGGAAGAAAATCCAAGCGATCCCGGCTTAGGCGGACAGAACCCGGCAGACCAGAAAGTGCCGCCGGGCAATAACGATGATCAGAAAGCTGGTCAGAAAAAAGATCAGAAGGATGATCAGGAAAAAGAAAAAACGGAAATTGCAACAATCGAGGAGCACAAAAAAAACATGAATATTTCCGCGCCTGTTTTTGCGGCCGTCATCCAAATGAAAGGATGGGCAAGCGGGAAAAAGGTTCCTGAAGCTGTCTTCGAGGAAGCTGTAAAAGAATTTCTGGGCGCTCCTATGGATGGCGTGCAGGAAAATATTCAGACCATTGAGGAGCATCAGAAAAAACTAAATATTGACGCTCCTGCCCTTGAAGCTGTCATTAAGGCCAAAGGGTGGATGCTAAAAAGCAAAGTGCCGGAAGCGGCCTTAAAAAAGGCTGTCGAAGAGCATTTGAATGCCCGTAAAAAAGGAGGCGAATAATGTTACCCGGCATTAAAAATGACATTCTGGATTTCGCGATGGGCGTCCAAGGCGCACAGGCGGACGGCAGGTTTGCCGCCATCGGCGTTGCCGAAAAATTCGGGCAGGGAATTATAACGCTCAACGCTCCGGATCAAGTGGAGAAAAAAATAGGCGACGGGCCGTTGCGCGACCTGTTAGTCAGCTCGCTTTCTATCGCGAGGACTGCGGTGTCGGTAATTGCCATCGAGGGCAGTTTGCCCGGAGCCGTTTCCGAAGTGGCAATAGGCGGAGAGAACGAAGGGACTGGATCGATTGCCGTTACCGGCAACCCCCGCAACGAATATGACATCAGCGTTGCCATAGAAACAAGCGGCAGCATCAACGAAGCTACCTTTCGCCTAACGGTTGACGGCTTGCCCGGCAAGCAGATCACCGTCCCCGATGGGGAGGCAAAATACGAGATACCCGGAACCGGCCTTACGATCCAGTTTGCCCCCGGGGAAAGCGGCTTTGTCGAAGGGGATGCTTTCAGCTTCAAAACCACGGAACCGCGAGCGACAAACGGCGATATCCTTGCCGCGATAAACCAAATCTTCGAAGCAAAGCTTTCTATTGAGTTCATAGCGATCGCCGGTGCTTGCGCCGCGCCCATGTGGGCCGCCCTTGCAATGAAAGCAAACGAAGCCTCCGAGATTTACCAGTATCTTTTCTTTGTGGCGCAGGCGCGTTTCCTGAATAATGGGGAAACAACGGATCAATGGAAAACCGCGCTGTGCGGGACGGAGCGCGGCAACACCGCTTCCACCCGCTTGCAGGTTTGCGCCGGGTGGATCGAAGAGGCCGATGCCAACGGGCAAGTTGACGTGCGCGGAATCATCGGGGTTTACTGCGGGAGCCTTGCCGCCCGGAAAGTGATGGACGGCCCTGACGCCGTAAAGTTCGGCGGCATATCTGCGGCTGTCAGCATCAAACCTGACGACCTAAACGACGGGCACATCGAAGACCTTAAAAACGCCGGGTATGTAACGGTGCGTAAATATGCCGGGCGCAAAGGCATATTCTTCGCTTCTGGCCAAATGATGAGCGAGGAAGGCAGCGATTTTAATTTGGTGGAACGCCGCCGTGTCATGGACAAAGCCTGTCGCAATCTTTACATTGCACAGCTTCCGTCAGTCAACGATACCGTAAGGATTGGAAAAGACGGGTCTCCTGAAGGCCTCGAAATGTTCTTGGCGTTAAGCCAGTCGCCGCTTGACACAATGAAGCTCAACAAAGAAATTTCTGACGGCTATGTGTTTATCCCGCCGGGGCAGAATATCCTCGCTGACAAAAAACTCCGAACCAAAGTGCGGATCGTCCCGCTTGGCAAGATGAGCTTTATTGAAAACGAAATCGCCTATAAGAATCCGGCACTGGGGGTGCAAGAATGATTAACGGAATTATCTATGACTTCGAATCGACAAAACTTTTATTGCCATCTGGCTTAACCCTTACCCTTGAAAAAATTACTTACAAGGACAAAAAAGACGACGAAGTGGTCACCGGAACTAACGGGGTTCCGATCGGCGTCGGGCGCGGCGAATATTCAGGCGACGTTGAAGTCGAAATGAGCCGCTCTGAATATGACCAGCTGGACGCATACGCCGAGTCTTCTTCTGGCGGGTTTTACAATATGCCCCCGATACCAATCGTGAGCAGTTACGGCCATAACGGACAGCCTAAAGTAACCGACGAAATGCAAGTGCATTTCACGAATCGTGATTTTGGCGGTTCTAAGGGCGATAAAAACCTCAAAGTAAACCTTAAAGGCGCGATGACCGCGCCGCTCAAAACAAACGGCCGCCCGGCTTATGTCCCGGACCTTAATTAAGGAGCTTATATGAACAAAGCAACTAAAGAAAAAATCGAAGAGCTAAAAGCGAAACACCCGGAAGGAATTTACCAAGGGGAAATCGGCTTTAACGATCCCGACAATGTATTCCACACGGTGGAATTTATCTACCGCAAGCCAACCACTGCGGATATTGAGGCGCACGTCAAAGCCGGGCAAAAAAATCCCATTGTCGCAAACCTAAACCTCGTCCAGTCGCTGATAATCGATCCCGAGCCGGGGCCGGTTATCAATTCAATCCGGGATTACCCGGGGGCTTACGGCAGGTTCGTTGAAGAGGCGATCAACCCTTTTTTCGGGGCGAACGTCGCAATCAAAACGACGAAGCTTTAAATTCTATCGCCCGGATTCGCCTGTTTGTCAGGCGTTTTCTGGGCGAAGACGTTTCAAGCATGGGCTTTGACAAGCTCATGGAAAAATACGAAGAAGCCCGAATTGTACGGGAATTTGAAGTGGGCATCGTTCACGATGCAATAGTAGGGGCATTAGGCGGCAAATAGTGGATTTTGTAAGTTCGATTACGCTGGCATTCAAAGACGCTTTCTCTTCGGGTTTTAACGACGCTCAAACCAGCATCGCAGGGATGCGGGGCGCGCTCGATGAGATTAGCGGCAACCAGTCAATGAACCGCCTTGCCGCAGATATGGCCATGATGACAAGCATGACCGATCCGATGCGGAAAGCTCTGTCCGACGCAATGGATCAGCCGTCCCGGATTGCAGGGACGCTTGACACGTCGTTTAGGAAAATACAAGTCGCCGCCGGTTTATCAAATGAAGAAATGGGGCTGATGCGGAGCGAGCTTCTTGCCATTGGAGGCCGGGCGATTGCCGGGCCGGAAGCTGTCGCCAGCGCATTCGCTAATGTAGCAGGAGGCATAGACGACGCTTCCAAGTGCATGGCGGTGATGAGCGCGGCGGTGTCGCTTGCCGAAGCGAATCAAGCCGATCTTGCCAAGTCCACCGATGCCATGATCAACGTGATGAACGCATGGAACCTTTCCGCAGATCAAGCCGCTATAGCCGCCGATGTTTTAACGCAGACATCTTTAATGGGCGTTGGCAACCTTGACGATTTTGCGGGAAGCATCAGCCATATATCAGCCCTTGCCGCAGGCGCGGGAATCGGGCTTGACGAGCTTGGCGCGTCGTTTGCTTACGTTACTACCAAAGGCTTAGATGCCGGGCAAGCGCAAAAACAATTCAAAAGCATTATTTCAACGCTGGTAAGCCCGGGCGAAAATTTATCGAAGCTTTACGCATCCCTGGGAATCGAATCGGGGCAAGCGATGCTCCAGCAGTACGGGCTGGCGGAATCCCTCGTAATCTTAAAGGACGCTTTGGGAGGCGACGAGCAAGCCTTCGGAAGCCTTATAGGTTCGGCGGAAGCGGCAACTGTTGCCGCATACATGACCGAGGACGCTTATGCAACCTTTGCCGGTTCCTTTGCGGAAGGGATGGGAAAAGTTACGGAAGCGGCTCGCGGCGTCCAGCTTGAATCTATAGAAGCGAAAATGGCGCGGCTGGACGCCGCCTCCAGATCGCTTCAGGCGCAGGTCGGGCAGGACATCAACGGAATCAAGGGCTTTTTTATCGATATGAAATTCGGCTTCCTGTCGAATGTGGTCAGCCCGATTATGACTTCCCCGGTAGGCGGCGCGATTTCTAAAATTGCGGCGGTGACCGGAATGGGCGCAAAGACCATTCTGGACATGGGTTCGGGCGCCTTAAGCGCCGCCTCGCAGATGACCACGTTAGCGGCCAACATACATAACGCTGGCGGAATAGCAAAGATGTTCCATTCCGGCATAAGCCTTGCCGGAAGCGGAGTTAAAATGCTTGCTACCCCGCTTCGCGTCGCTGGCGGCGGCATACTTAGCTTGGGAAAATCTATCGTCGGCGCGTTGCCCGCAATGGGCAGTTACATCGCGTCCATGTGGGCTTCTGTAGCTCCAACGCTTGCCGCGACATGGCCAATACTAGCGATTATCGCGGGCGTTGCCGCGCTTGCCGCTGGCGTATACCTCCTTATAAAAAATTGGGATAAGGTCGCCGGGTTTTTCTCCGGGCTATGGGATAAAGTGACGGGGGCGTTTTCCGCTGCATGGGACTGGATTAAAAATTTAATTTTCGGAGCGTCCGATTGGGTGCTCGGCGCAGTCGCGGTTTTTTTCCCCTTTATCGGAATCCCCGCGCTTATCATAAAACACTGGGACGCTATAAAAGGATTTTTCTCCGGGCTTTGGGACGGGGTCAAAGGCATGGCATCTAACGCATGGAACGGCATGAAAGGCATGGCTGGCCAGTGGCTCGATAACATGAAACAGGACTGGGCATTGTTTAAAGATGTCGCTGGCAAAGCGTGGGACGGGGTTAAAGGCCTAGCGTCTGGCGCATTGGACGGCATAAAAGGTTTTGGAAGCCAATTTGTTGACAACTGGAAGCAAAACTTTGCAGTGGTTGGAGACATTGCCGGCAAAGCGTGGGACGGGATTAAAGGCCTAGCGTCTAGTGCATTGGACGGCATAAAAGGCTGTTGGGAAGGAATAAAGCAATTTTTTGCAAATTTGTGGAACGATCCCAAAGCGACCATTACAGGGTTTATCGATTGGGTTAGCGGCAAGCTGGAAGCATTTACAGCCCCATTCAAGGCAATCGGAAATATTGTTAGCGGCGTGTTTGATGGGATCGGCGGGTTCTTTAAAGGCATTGTCGGAGGCGGCAAAAAATCTGGAGCCGCGCTCGATGATGCCTTTGCAAGCGGTATCCAGAGCAACGCATCAGCGCCCGGGACGGCATTCGGAACTTCGTTGCAGACCGTTAGCCGCCAGATGCCCCATTCGGACGCGCAGGAAGGGCCGCTATCAAGCCTTACAGATTCAGGGCGCGCACTGACGGAAACATTCGCATCCGGCATGGACGGCTCTGTCATTGAACAAAAATCGGAAACAGTTTTTTCGCATGTTTTGCCTAGCGCAAACCAGAAGATAAATATTGCCGGGGATACCTCGCTGGAACAGAACGCCTCACTTGCCTATAGCGCGTCGCCTGTGGATGCGGCGGCCTTGTCGGGGCTTGCTTCCCAAGGGAGCGCCCTGACTGACACGCTCACTTCCGGCATCGGCGACATCGCCCTTGACCGCAACGCCTCGCTTGCATACAGCGCGTCGCCTGTGGATGCGGCGGCCTTGTCGGGGCTTGCTTCCCAAGGGAGCGCCCTGACTGACACGCTCACTTCCGGCATCGGCGACATCGCCCTTGACCGCAACGCCTCGCTTGCATACAGCGCGTCGCCTGTGGATGCGGCGGCCTTGTCGGGGCTTGCTTCCCAAGGGAGCGCCCTGACTGACACGCTCACTTCCGGCATCGGCGAC